TCTTCCTGCAATGCAACCAGTCGGTTGCGCTCATCTAAGAGTTCCATTTCTGGTTTCATAATGCACTTGTTTGTCTGCCGGTAGCCGACAGGTTTTAGGTTAAAATTTGTTCTTGTTAATTTGGATTTGCCGCTGTCTTTCGGCGTGTTCGACGGCGAAAACCTCGTCTTCTGCTTCGATGTCGGCCTTAGCTGCGTCAAGCGCGGCTTGTTCTGCGTCGATGGTTGCTTGTGTGGCTGCGTCACGGCGTTGCTTTGCGGCTTGTAAGCCGTTTACAGCGCTTCGTACATCAGCATCTTTGTAGGCTGGGTACGTGACCGGAGACACGTCGAAAAGTTCCCGCACCTTGTAGATATGGAGCGTCCAGCTGTCGTCTCCTTTGTTGTAGCGGTATTCGTAGTTGCCGCCGTCTTCTCTGGTACCTTCCTTCTCCCAATCCATCGTGAAGGCGAAGGAGCTTTGGGAGATGTCGCCACGGTCAAGGCTAACCGTCAGGTCGCGGGCATAGGTGGTATCTGGTAGGTCACACTCGTAACTTAGCCCGGTATCGGTGATGAATAAGCGAAGCGTTCCCGACGTGTTACGGCCTAGGATTAGGTTTGCTTCGTGATTGATAAGGCACCGAACGTCTGAGTTAGCGATTGCCTCATCAAAAGCGCCCTTGTGGATGATCTCCCGAAAACCACCAAGGTCTTCAGATGGGCTGTCAAACACAGAGCCGTGACCCTTAATGGTCCGTACTCCGGTATCGCTTTCCACCATGCGAAATTCAAAGTTTGCCGAACGGCGGGAAATTGCAGGCTCAACAAAAGCTGGTTTATTCCTCTTCTCCATCAGTATTTTGATTTGTGGCGTTTTCAGCGCCTTGTTCTTGCTGGCCCAGCTTATCGAAGGGGGCCATGTTGACGGGGTATAGGTGTGTTTTGCCCTCTCCCGTAGAGATTGCGTTCCAGCCTTCCAGCCTCCGTACTTCGTCTACATTGACAGCACCCCACTTCAGGAGCGTATCGTATAGCGTAGAGCGGGCTTTCACGTCACCGCGAAGCAGGCTATTAAGGTCGAACTTGAAGTAGATTTTGCCTTGATCTCGCGGCGTAAACAGCTTGTTGAACTCTGCCTCCCAAACCTTAGCCAAGGGGCGCAAAGTCTGCGTGACAAACTCTAGCGCCTGTTGCTCAATATTGTTATTCGTTGACCGCTCAAGGCTGCCCAGCATATGCAGGGGCACCCCGAAAATTCTTGCCACGTCCTGAATGGTTGCGTTGTTGACTTCTAGCCATTGCGCGTCGGCAGGAGTGAGGTTTAGTTGTTGGTACTTTATGCCCTGTTGCAAAACTGGTGTACCGCCTGAATTGCCAGCACCACCAAACCGAGCCGTCCACGCCGCAGACATTGTGCTAGCCGCTTCAGGAGTTAACTTTGCGTCAGTCTGCAACACACCTGGAATGTGCGCGCCGTTTTTCATGATCCCGCCCATATAATCCTGACCCGCCAAGTGCAGGCCGATGGAATTCCGGTGAACCTCAATAGGTGACTTCCCCCAGCCCTTTTCAGTGTCCCATACCATCGAGCGGATATGAATCACATCGGCAGCCTCCGCTACGATGTTGCTGTTGGTGTGGCGATCCCAAAACGTGTAATACGTCATTTGGCGGGGCGCGTCAAAGTCAATCGTAACTTGATCTAAAGGAAAATGTCTTAGGGCTTTAGGTGTTCCCGCTCCATTGCGGATAATTAAAGAGATGGCGTTGCCCCGTAAGGTCTTCCACGCCTGCATGGTTTCAAACCATGTGTTCCCGTTGTACATTCCCGGCATCGGAGAGCGTAGCGCCTTGGCAACTGGGTGTGAGGGCATTTTTTGGCGGTCGCCATTGGGCAACTCCTGTATCACGTCCCATGAAAGGCTAGAAATAGCCTCAGACATGATTTTGACGCAAGCCCACACAGCAGAGTGGCGTTGTGCCGTCTCGTGGTTGACTGATACGCCAGAAGCGGAAACAGGACCGCCGAACATTGGCCCCCAGATAGCTTCTGCAAGCGTTGCACGGGTTTCGGTAGGTTCTTGCTTGGTTGACGCTAGTTTTCCTCCGGATTTGGACAATGCCAAAACGGAGTTTTCACGTAAATACCCACTAATTGCGGAACGGGCTTCTGCCAACATGACCGCAAGTTCCGACCGGAAGGGGCCTGATTTGGTAACCTTGGGTAACCTGTATTGGTAGACGTAAAAAGCCCCGCATCAAGTGAATGATGCGGGGCTAATCTATTGCTAAATACGGTTAATTAAAGAGGTCCGGGCCTTTATTGCTGTCCATTGAGTTTACCAGCTTACTAAGTTCCTTCCCCTCTGCCCATGCGTTCCACGACTTAACAACATAGTGCCTCTCCAATGCGGAAGTCAGCCTTCTAGACTTGTCCATCTTGCTTCTAATAAGTTTTGTGCGGAGCGAAGATACAGTACCTTTGCTTTCAAGTATGCCCGAGCACAATTGCTCCCAGAACTTTCCGGCATCAGCGTTCAGCCTTTTTGTGATAAACAAAAAGGCTGCAATCTTTGATGTCGTAAGTATCAACCTGTCAGACGATGCGTATAATGCGCTTGCGTCTTTTACTGCCTTCGTAATCTCGGGTTTATTGTTGTTCACCCATTCCATAATTTCGGTGTTAGAAATTCTTTGCCATCTATTTAGATTGTCCCCCAGAGCGCCCGACTGAATATATATCATTATCATCTTGGCCGCTGCGGCAGTGTTGGTGTAGTTGGGGATGCCGATTATTCCTAACACGTCTCCCGCGCTCCTACCTTTCCCTTGATCGATGGTTTTAAAGCTATCATTTTCTACCCCAAATCTAATGTCCATCAAAATAGATATATCCGCCTCTTCAATTGCCATTAAGCGGTGCTGTCCATCAAGGAGCCTTCCTTCGTCAGAAAAAACAAGTGGCTGTCCGTTCAGCATCCAGTTCCCCGAATTCATCTCTTTCGCAAGGCCCATTACATGGGACCTGGTCGCGCCTCTGTTGCCATCGTTCCACTGGAGCCAAACAGATGCCAACTCAGGCGTTACGGATATTGTTCGGGTTCCCGTCATTGATGACACCCCAGATTTAGAGGTGACTTTAGACTGTTCGGCAGTAGTTAGTATACTTGACATCTGTTTTGCGTTTTGGTGCAATGCAAATATAACAATAAACTATCAATGTGACGGTAAAAACATATCTTTACGACATGAAAAAAGAAAAACTAAAGGAACTCTTTAAAGAAAAGGGGGCAAAACAAGCCGATTTTATCACTTGGGCAGAAAGCAACGGTGTTCAGATACGATCTTCAGACGTAAGCAGGCACGTAACTAAGGGGGGGATTAGTCGTTGGGCAGAACTCTCATATCTTGCTTTCTTTCGGGAGTTTACGCCGAGTGGATATATTGTTCCAGACCAATTTGGAGACAGCCTAATAGAAGCGATGAAGAAGTACGCAGATAAACTTACCGCTGAACAAGTAGAGGCAAGGGTGAAGATGTTGAAGGAAAAGCTAGGCGAATAAAAAGCCCCTACCGCGTGTGCGATAAGGGCTAAAGCAAAAGTGTGCTGTTACGCCAAAGACAAGTACAGCCTTACCAGTTACGGGGTGCCTACTATGTTCCTCCTTTCGGATTCTGTCACTCTTTTAAAGATGGCTGCTTCCAGGCCTACTTCCTTTTGCTCTGGTAAATATACAAAAAAGCGACGGGGCTAAACCAACTTGCTAAACAACGTGTGTCTTACTCTTCCTCGGACAAGAGTTTGCCTAAGCCAGAATGTTCTAAAAATTCCTTATCTGTTGGGTAGGCGTGAATCATTTTAGCCTGTTGACCCGGAACGACGGAATCAATTAAAGCCTTTAGGTCTTTGCCGGTTACCGTAACAACATCCGCTTGAGCGCCTAAAGCTTCTTTTATCTTGTCGTAGCTAAGTGCGTACTCCGCGCCGTAACCAATAAGGCTACCGTGCGGCCCGCTAACTATCCCGCCTTTACCGGGCTGGTAAATAGGTACCTGCTCACCAGTTAATGCGCTCCACGCGTGGGTAGGCGGGGAAGGTGGTTTAAAAGCCTTAGCGTCTTCGGTAGCCTCGCTATCGCATTCCGCTTCCACAAAACCGTCTAAGGCGCTACCCGCCTTCTTAAACTCACCGCCTAGCCTATCTAGCGTCAGGAAGTCTCCCGTCTCGGTGCAAAGTATGTTGCAGGTGAGTTCGCTGTACGCAAGCCTCTTGTCTTCTCCTGCTCTTAAACGCCGTCTCTTGTCGTCACCAGTATTAGACCTAATCAAGTCGGAAACCTCCGAAAGATCAGCAACGCCGCCTATAAAGTCTTCTAGCCCGCCAAACGGATAATAATCTTCGTAAAGGAATACTAGGTATTTATTCTTCATTGCCTTCAAATTTACCAAAAACTAACCAGACTGTCCGGCTTGTTTTCGCTTTTACTTTTGTTCGTTTTAAAACTCTCGTAGCTTGTGTAACGCGCTGGCAACTTAAAGTGCGCCAACGTCCTCTCGCAAGCCTCCCATGATTGCGTGTGCGTATAGCCCCGCTCCTGAATGAACGTCCAGAACATGGCGAAGTAGCCAGCTGTTGAAAGCATGGCAACGACCTTTTGCGGAATGACTAGCATTTCGTCTGTGTCTGTAACGTGATAGCCTTCGGGTGGGGTTGCGTTCAAGTTAGGGAGTTATTGTTGCTAATGCTTCGTCAATCGCTTTCTCTAGGTCGTAATGTTTCACCAAGTGAAAGCCAACAGGAGAGTTGGGGTAAAATTGAATTTCAACAAGTTGTCCTGATCTTTCAATTTCTTCCAGCACCTCTGGTGCCACGTCTTGCGTCTCGTCAATAAAAGCCTCCCGCAAGTATTCCAAAGGGGATTGATAGCCGCCTCTATGTTCGTTTAGCCTTACTGTTACGGAGCCTTTGCAAAGGCTGGTCAATTCTTGTAGCTTTTTCATTGCACTGTTTTTATTCGTTTTTTTTGCGTTCAAGTTAGGGAGTTGCAGTTTTTGCAAACGTGACAAATAGCGCAACCTCTTCTTTTGTCGATCTTCGCGGGCCGTCTTCCGTAAGTATTTCAACCAGCGCGTCAGCCTCTTCATCTGTGCCTTGATAAATCAAGTAAGGCTTACCACCGTCCACCGCCTTGATTACTGTATTATAATCCGATGTTGCACAATTTTTATGCAATATTTTATAGTCGTGAAATTCATTTGAATATTCAAGGGTTCTAAAACTGCTACTCATGGCTTACGCTGTTTTAATTAAGAATGGACCCTCAACGCCAGTACTAAACTTTGCAGCAGCTTTGAGGGCTGTTTTAACTCGTTTCTTTGGTGGTAGGTCAGGAGTAGCGAACATAGATCCTAAAGCGAATCTATCCCCACAGCCGACAGAAGCAAAGCCGCCCATAGGCTCGCCAACTTGAAAATCGCTTTCAATGACGAACAGCCGACCGTTAACGCCTACGATAAAACAACCGCCCTGTTCGTCTCCGGCGGTAGCCTTTTGCATATACCCGCCTGCCTCAAACGCCTTGCGTACAGCGTCTACAAATACAGTACACATATACCTGTACAAGTCCCCCTTAACCTTCGGTGGCTCAAACCCAAAGCGCAAAATCTGGATCATACGAAACGACGAAGTACAGCCGATGACAAATGGGCCGTTACGAAAAACTTTAGGGTCTTTACGTATGGTCACATCATACCCGTTCGACCCTGCTGAATCGCCGCCAATAATTACTTTCTCCTTGTGGACTAGTCCTACTATGCACGTCATTTGCTTTGTTTTTGTAGTGGTAAAGAGTAGGTTATGACTAGAACCATTCCAGCCATAGACAGGGCTGCGCAAATCTCATCTTGATAGTGTGACCCCATCCCTGCTTTCTCTCTTGGATCAATTACGATCAATGAAGAGGTATTGTCGAGAGGTGACGACCTTGAAAAGACGCTAAGGAGCATTTCTTTTACCTTGTAAATACCAACACTGGTTACGTATTCATACGTAACTTCCGTGTGGCTTGCGTGAACCCCTAAAGGAACACCTAGTGCGGCTAAATTGTATTTCATTCCTTGTAGGGGATCGCCAGTGAAAGGAGCACGGTCTTTAGTCTTGTTTCTGTCATTGTTCTATGTTGTTTCGATTTGAAGCCCGCCCAATTCAGGGAATAGCGCAGCGCGGTAAAATTCTGGATTGGCCTTTACCGCTAATATCAGTTCTTGAGTAACCAATGATTCGCCTACGTAATAGTTCCGCACTGGCTTACCGTTGTGCGTTTGCTCTGGCAATCCTGCAAACCACTCTTCAAAGTTGCCGCCGTCTATTGCTCTAAGGATTGTCTTTAAAAACATTGTTTCTTCGTTTATCATTGCACTTCTATTTTACTCTGCTATGTAAATGTTAGGGATTATATCTTCTTGGCGCATTGAATCAATCGGGACGCTGTACCTCTCAGTTTTTGGCTTTTTGTCGCATCTTATCCGCGCAACAACGTAAGATTGCGGAATCATCAATGTGTCCCCGCCAGCCCCTATAAGAAAAACCTTTTTTTTTCCTTCGTCTGTAAACTCGAATTCTCCCCTCAGTGAACCCCACGCAGAATTATAAAATCTACCATCAGGAGCCTTGAATGATACCGAAAATGTTATTAGATACTTTTCCATAATATTCTATTTTACCAAACCATTATTTCCCCGGTGATCTCCGGTTCTTCTGCTAATGCGTGTAAGTAGCCAGCTATTCCCATAATGCGGGCAACCACACCATCAACCTTCCGGGAGTCTCTACCAGTCCCCCGGCCCTTACCCCTCGATACGCTTTTCATGGGCCGTATAGCGTCGTTACTGTCACGGTAGACCATTGTGTTGTCTATTTGCCACTCCATCATAGGGTTGTCGCCAACGTTGACAGACTTCTGCATTATCCATACTTTAAGCTGCTTTGTCGGCTCCGAAAAGTAGGACGTTGTTTGCGAAAAGGCTTGTATCGGTAGGTCATTGGCGGCGATCCAGCTACCCAACACCGCCCGGTGAAAGGACGGGTCAACGTTGATATTTTGAACGTTGTATTTTTCGCAAGCCTCAAGCACAAACTTCTGTATTGCGTCCTTGTCCTGAACCGGGCCGGGTGTTGCGAAAATATGTCCTTCGTCCACCCAATAGCGGTAGTTGACGTTTTGATTCTTTGAGCGTTTTGGGATAGTGTCTTCTGGACACCAAGACCATTCGTAAAACTCAATCATTCCGTCGGCGGGTATGAAGGTCAGGGAGAAGGAAGAAAGGTCTTCAGTACTTGCTAAGTCAAGGCCACCGTAGCAAGGCGTATTGTTGTCTATGTGATATTGAAGGTCGACCTTGCCAAAATTGCACTTGCGGTAATCTATGACGTTAATGTAAGCCAGGAGAGAGCCAACCCACACATTTAAGTGTAGCTGCTTGTACGATGCAATGCCCGTCTTTTGGGCTTTAGAATCCTGTACGATAATATCAAAATCAGCAGGGCGGATAATCGTACCGTAGCCGGGGTTGGCCTTTGCTATTATCTTTTCGTCGAACAGGTCTTTGTCGTCCGGTGGGTTGCCGTCTTCGTCGTAGGCGGAGTAGATACCTACATACCAGTATTCGTTATGGATTAGCCCCTTGGCAATGCTTACAGCTGTGTCGTGCATCTCCTCTGCAAACGTACCAATCTCTCCCGCCGTCGTAATCATGCCACACATCGAGTTGCGGCTTTTCATCATGCCCTTGGTCAGCACGTCGTAAAGTTCCCGGTTGGGCTGTACGTGCATCTCATCGAAGGCAATGAAGTAGGGGCGGAATCCGTGCTTACCCGCAGTGTCAGAACTGAGCACCTTGATTATTCCCCCGCTTTTCTTGTGCGTGATGCTGTACTTCAGAACATCGAACTTGTCTTTTATCTTGAC